GCACAAATAGAAAATCAAAAGAATCCACCAATAGTGAATTTGCCATTGCCATGGGCTGAGTAAAAAACTAGAAAAAAACTATATATAAAAAACACGAAAGCATGAATTTAAAACTACACGAAATAGTGGCTTTACACTATGAACTAAATGGGATCACAAAGCAATCAAAAGATGGATCATCAGAGATCATCAGTCAGGGTTTGATGAAACAAAAGACAAACATGAAAACAAAGCTGTATTTACAGAGATTAAATGCTGTAGTATCTGCTGAGTTTAAATTGTATTCTGAGGCTGAACAGGAACTATTCAAAAAGTATGGTGAGGAAAAGGATGGCATGATCACAATACAAAATGAAAAGATTGCTGAGTTAACAAAAGAAAGAGAGGATCTATTGACAGCAGAAAAAGACATTGATGTGTCTACTTTGTGGTCAGGTGATTTGACTATTGATTCAGTAGCTGACATTGAAACTGATGAGATCTATCCTGTATTTTTAAAATTGATAGATATTAAGTAGATGACACAAAACATTGTAGTGTTCATGGCTGGCCAGGCCATCATGATCATAATAGGACTGATCAGTATATATGTGAAAGTAAGTTTAAAACTGAAAGAATTAGAGGTCAGAGTGAGCATGGTAGAAAAACAGGATGACATCATAGCCAAAAAGCTAGACAATATTCTGAACACAATAAACAAGCTAGCCATTGCAATGCAAAACAAACAAGACAGAGACTAATGAGATTGATCATTCTGATACTTTTGCTGACATCATGTTCAGTGGTCAAAAAGACTGCCACTAAAAACATAAAAGACAGCACATCAGTAGTATCAGATCAGTCAAAACAATTTGTGTCACTAGACAGTACAAGCCAAACATCTACAAAACAAATAGAAACATCAGACCTGGTGATAGTATTCAAAGATTCTGTCACTGGGTTTTTTGTGTTAAAAGGTGACAGCATGAGCATACCAGCCCAGGCTATCAAAGAGATCAGGCAGAAAAAGACAAATAGCAAAGAAAGCCAGGGATCATCCACACTACAGAAAGATGTGGCAATATTAACTGACACTAGGCAAAAGGTGACAGTCAAAGAAAAGAATGTGACAAAGGATAAAATTGTCACTAGGATCAGCTGGATCTGGGCTTTATTGATAATTGCCAGCGTTCTGCTATATATAAGTAGAAAAAAGATCTATGCAATTTTTAAAGCATTTACTATCTAATGATGGCTTAGTCAGCAGCAAAAGATTTGCTGGCATAGCTGCATTCATCAATGCCATAGTGCTGGGTTACCTGCCAAATTCAAAACAATATGTATTTGAGGGATTTCTTTGGTATTCAGCTGCTGTGTTTGGGGTGACTGCATTTGAAAAATTTACTAAGAATGAAAGATCAAAAGACAATAGAGAGGATTCAGTTGCTGCATCCTAAGCTAAGAGATGAGGCACTAGAAATGTATGATGAAATAGTAGAGGCACTGACAGGATCAGCGGCATGCAGGTTTGCGTACACTTTAAGGACATTTGCAGAGCAGGATGTACTTTATGCTCAGGGCAGATCAAAGCCTGGCAAAGTGGTCACAAATGCGAAAGGTGGGCAGTCTTATCACAATTACGGCCTAGCCATTGATATTGTGCTGCTAGTAGACAAAGACAAAAATGGATCATTTGAGACAGCATCATGGGATGTTAAAACAGACTTTGACAAAGATGCAAAAGCAGACTGGATGGAGGTAGTGCAGATCTTTAAGAGATACGGCTATGAATGGGGCGGTGAGTGGAAATTCAAAGATGATCCACATTTTCAAAAATCATTCGGAAAATCTATATATGAATTGAAAGCATTGCACACAGCTGGGAAAGTAGACAAAAACGGCTTTGTGCTAATTTAAAAAATGGGTGACAAACCACTGAAAGCAAACATTGAAAAACAATAGGCCTAGACTATCAGAAAAAGAGTATAACTGGTGGCAGTTAAAAAAATTGACTGATAAAAAAATCTATTCAGTTTTACTGAAATCAGATGAGCATGGATGGCTGACAGACCTGAATGTGCAGAGATGCATAAATAGGGTACTACAGTCAAATCATTTTGATGAGGTGGCATTATTGGGTGATCTGATGGATTTGCCCTATGTGTCCAGGCATGAAAAAAAACTATTTGATGATGGCATCCTGGCTGGGTACAGTGAGATCAAAGAGGTGGAATATACAAAAGAGCAGATCCTGCATCCTTTGAGATTGTCAACTGATGCAAAGATCAGATTCATACCAGGCAATCATGATGAGAGGATCACAAAGCCCCACATGAACAGCAAAAGCCAGCTGGCTAGATTAGCTGTTTTATTCAAAGAGTACAAATCTACAGAATTGCAAAACATCCTTTCATTTGCTGACTATGGCATTGAATGGGATGGCAAAGATTTCATAAACTGGTTTGACATCTTTACAGGTGTGCATGGCCTATCCCTGTCAAAGAATGCAGGTGAGAAAAACATCTATGAGTACATGGGTAGTGGTGCATCAGGGCATAGCCATAGACTTAACTACAAACCGATCACAAACAGAAACAATCCCTATGTATGGCTAGAAATAGGATGTGGCAGGGTGAGGACAGAGGTGGAGTATTTCCCTACAGGAAAGATCCCTGACTGGCAGCATGGGTTTGCTACTATTCATTTTTATACAGTAAACAAAGAAATATTCTTTTTTGCACAAACACACCAGGTGATTGATGGCAAATGCCTGTACAATGGTGTGGTGTATGATGGCACAAAAATACTATAAGATGAAAGCAAGTGAGATTCAAATAGGAGGTGGCCACTATGCCAGTTTAAAGATACAGCCCACAGAGTTCATTCATGCGAATGGTGTGCCATTCATTGAGGGCAATGTGATCAAGTATGTGATGAGGCATAGACAAAAGAATGGCATTGAGGATCTAAAAAAAGCTAGACACTACATTGATTTATTAATACAGTTTGAATATGAAAATGCCAAAGAATTGGAATAAAATGACAAGACACGATCAAGAAATATGGCTAGTTAAAAAGTACCAGGAAACTGTAGACATAGCTGACACATACAAAAGAATGCTGGCTACTGTCAGGGGTGGGAATAAAGTAGAAGTAAAAGAGATTGACAGACCTGATGAAGCCATACTAAAAGATCTATAATGATAGACTTTGTGCAGCATGTCAAAAACACATGCAAGACATTTGATGTCAAGTGCGAATTGAGGAACACAAAGTATCTAAAACTAGATGCGAAAAATAGATGTGCAGGATTCTTTGATGAGACTGTGCCACTGCTAGCCTGTGCCATGGACAGACCTGATGCCCTAGAAATACTAGTGCATGAATTTGCACATTTCACACAGTGGGCTGAACAATGTGATGCCTGGACAAATGCCATGAATGGAAAAGCATATGAGAAATTCAATGACATGCTAGAGGGCAAAAAGGTGCGAAATTTAAAGCTGCATCTAGGGCTGTGCAGGGATCTAGAACTAGACAATGAGATCAGATCTGTGTCACTGATTAAGAAATTTAAACTGCCTATAGATAAAAAACAATACATCAAAAAGGCAAACACATACATATATTTTTACAACTGGATGGTGATCAGCAAAAGATGGTGCAAATCTAGCAATAGTCCATATAAGAATCAAAGGCTGATGGAGGTGATGCCTGGTCATTTTGATAATGACTACACCATACTGCCTAAACATATAGAGCAGATCTATAGAGAGGAAAATATTTAAACTTTGTTTTTCATAGTGTAATAGGCCTGGCATTTCTATGCTGGGCATTTTTATTTAAAAAAAGATTTGGCTAGTAAACAATGATTTACTATTTTTGATTTCTAAACAAAACACACTATGAAAAAGAAAACAAACTATGGCATTCAAGCCATCATCATCCTGGTCACTGCATTTTCAGTATTAGCTATATTGCAAGATCCTTTCTGTAAATAATGGACTATAACATTGAGAATGGCTATAAGGTATTCACAGGTGAATATCTTAAAAGCAGAGGACACTGCTGCCATAATGGGTGCAAAAACTGCCCCTATAAAACATGCAAAAAATGTGGTGAGACAAAGCTGAAAGATGATTTTTACAAGCGGTGGGATTCAGTAGATGGCCACTACCATCAATGCAAGCACTGCATCAAACTGCTGCACATAAAGATCAAACAGAGAAAAGCAATGTATAACTTTTTTTAAAAATTAAACATGAGCAAAAAAATATCACTATATGACAGACAGTACATAGATGAAAACTATATGTATGAGCCAATCACCAGGATGCAAAATGTCCTGAATGTCATGTACAGAGACATTGAAAAATACTGCATGGATATGGGCTACAGCCCTGCACACATTGTCAAAGCAAAGCCCAAAATAAAAACAAAATCTGACATCTTTGATGTAGATAACTATAAAACATTCACAATATGAGTAGAGAGGAATTTTTCAGGATAGTACCTGCCAAACAGTTTTTCACAAAATACTGTCCAGGGATCACAAACTACTATCACAAACTGAGGGGCTATGATGGGAACAAAAAACAGATTGATTTCACAGACCAGGAAAAAAAGTATATGGCCAAATGTGCAGCCAAACTAGGCAAAGATCTGGCAAATGTCAAATTCTAGCCTAAAAATATTTTTAAAAAAAGTGATAAAATATTTTGCTAGTAAAAAATCTTTTACTAATTTAGTAGAACAATAACACAAAACACTATGAAAACACTATTTGAAATCATTGACTACAATGCAGACACAGACTGCAATGTATTGACTGTTGACCTTAGTACAGACAACAGATGCCACATCCCACTAGATAAGTTTCAGGCATGGCTTAAACGAACTGACAGACTGTGCTGGGTGCATGACTGGTCAGATCATGATGGTGATCATTGCCAGGAATCTGGTGAGTATTCACTGGATCAATACTGGCAGATGGCACATGCATTTATCAAACATGACATCTATGAATTTATTGTCATTCATTTTGTAGATCCATTCAAAGGCATCAAAAATTCTATCACTAAAATTACTACAGAATATGCAGGACAATAAACTACCTACATGGTGTGACCTAGTGCCACACGAAAGACATCAGTTGCTGGGTGAACTAGTAGATGCAATGATCTACAGCCCAGTGGCAGTGATGACAATACAAAGCATTGTAAAAGGCTTTAAGAAAAACGGATATGTGAGATCTACAATTCTACCAGATAACAAATACACAAATGAAAATCAATAAACAAATGGCAAATCCAACAATCTACCAGGCAATCAATAGCATCATGCAGGACATTGAGGCTATAGGTAAAAACAAAAAGAATGCACAGCAGGGCTATTCATTCAGAGGCATTGATGACATGTACAATGCACTGCAGCCCCTATTCAAAAAACATGCAGTGTTCATTACCAGCAATGTACTAGAATCTAAGAGAGAGGAAAGGCTGACAAAATCAGGTGGGGCATTGATCTACACCATTGCAAAATGTCAGTTTAAGTTTTTCACCATTGATGGATCATTCATTGAATCTGTCCTAGAGGGTGAGGCAATGGATTCAGGTGACAAGTCTACAAACAAGGCAATGTCTACTGCATTGAAATATGCTTTGATGCAGATGTTTCTGATCCCTACAGAGGAAAAACTAGACACTGAATATCACAGCCATGAGGTAGTAGCAAAGACAGTGAAAGAGCCTGAGCCAGTATTGAATGAAATTGATTTAATGGCTAGAAAAGTCTACACCACTGCTGAGGATCTATTGCTAGTGCTAGACAGCTGTGAAACCATTGGACAGCTTAACACACTGTATCACATGAACAGTAAGCTAGTAGAGGAAAACAATATCAAATCACAATTTACAATCAAAAAAGATGCAATCAGAAAAACTATCTAGACTAGATGACATCAGAGTGGGTGAGATTTCACCCACTAAATTTGGCCTGGATCTAATGGCTGAGGCTATAGCAGAACAGGTACAGAATGGCAATTTAAACGCATTAGAGACAGCCATCAGGCTTAATGCTATGGAACAGTTGACAAAGATGATAAAAGAGAAAATCAGCAAGGATGTGATGGATGAACTGTATAAACATCCTAAGCAGAAAGCTGAGATCAATGGTGTCCAGGTATCAGAGTTTAGCAGTGTCAAATATGACTACAGCCATCTACCAGGATGGGATGAACTAGATCAGCAAATAGCTGAACTGACTGAGAAAAGGAAAGCTATTGAGGATCATGAAAAAACATATCACAAAGGTGATCTGCCTATCAAATCAAGTACAGTGACATTCAAAATACAAATTCCTAAATAAAAACAAATAAAATGGCAGATCAACAAAAAATCCGCTTAGGTAGTGGAAAGAAAAAAAGTGAATCATGGTTTAAAACATCTTTGTGCATAGATGATGCTATAGAGCATTCATTTGAGTACAATGGTAAAAGGTATGTAAAAGTAGACATCAATGTATTTCCTGAGCCTAATCAATACGGCAAAGATGTACAGGTGACACTAGATACATACAAACCTGATCAGAACAAATCATCAAATGTACCAGTGAAAAAAACAGCACCAAAGTCGGTTGAAATAGATGCTGAAATCATTGATGGTGATCTACCCTTTTAGTTTAAATAGCCCAGTCTAAATGGCTGGGCTTTAATCATTTACAATGGCAGCAAGCAGGAAATACAATATAAAAAATGATCAAACAAAAGGCTGGATCTACCTGTATAAAAATGATAAATTGATCAGAGATAGGCCATTTCATACTAGGAAATTAAGGAGGCAATGGATGAAAGAATTTATTGAAGTTTGCAAAATAGGCACACCAGACAGCTACTACATTGACATAAAATTAGAAATATAAGATGTACGATTATCAAACCAGTCTACCTGCATACAAGGAGGCAAAGCAAAACATAAACAAAAAGCAGCAGGATGTCCTAGATGCTATTGAAAAACTAGGTGTGTGCTGTGATCATCAAATTGCTGAACATCTAGTTTGGCCTATCAATAGGGTGACACCTAGGAGGGGTGAACTGGTAGATGCAGGAAAGATACATATTGCATTCAGAGGCAAAGATTTTGAAACAGGCAGGACAGTAAATTTTTGGAAAATATCAAATTTTATTTTGTAGTTTCAATTTATTGAAACATATTTGAAACACGATTCATACAGTAGTGGATGACTGCATGAGTTTATTGGTTTGTGATAACCTGCCCCTTTGCGATCCACAGCACTGGGGCATTTTTTATACTATGGCAAAAGATCCAGCATTTCTATTTTATTCAAGTGATTTCATCACTGGTGTGGCATTTATGAGTGATGAACAGGTAGGCAAATATATCAGACTTTTGTGCATGCAGCATCTACATGGCAGGCTAAGTGAAAAACATATGATGCACATATGTAAAACATATGATTCTGACATTTTCGCAAAATTTAAAAAAGATGAGAACAGTTTGTACTACAATCAAAGAGTAGAAGATGAGATCAATAAAAGAAAAAACTTTACTGAAAGCAGAAAAACTAATAGAATTAGTAAAAAAGACATCATATCATCTGCATATGAAAAACATATGTCATCACATATGGAAAATGAAAATGAAGATGAAAATGAAAATATAAATATAGATTTAATTAAAATTGAAAAAAAGAAAGTCAAAAAATCCAAAATAGAATTTGACATAGTTTTGCCATGGCCTAATGCAAGATTTGAGAATTGGTGGAATAACTGGAAAGCATACAAATCTACTGAACATAAATTCAATTTCAGGTCACCACAGTCAGAACAAGCCAGCCTAAATGAATTAGCTACATTGTCAAAAGGAATTGAAGATGCAGCAATCATGATCATAAGTCAATCTATGGCAAAAGGATGGAAAGGTTTATTTGAACTTAAAAACGAAAAAAATGCAAATACAAAAACACAGCAAACAAGAGTTAGCCATATCACAGACCAACAGCTTAACGAGGCAATTTTTAAACGCAGTCATGGTGGGTAGCACTGGCCAGGTATTCAATGAACTATGCAGGTACAAGGACAAAGGGAATCCAATGCCACTCGCTATCATTGAGAACATACCTGTGAGCAGCAGACTGCCAGCACTAGCTGTAAGCTATGGCACAGATAAGATTGCAGCTGTAGTGGCAAAAGCTATCACAAAGGCATTGTCAAATTTCAATCTAAGAGTAGGGATGAATGCAGATCAGGTGCTAGAATTAGCATATGCATTGATTGATTCATCTGCTGAGGATCAGCTAGCATTTGAGGACATCATGCTGTTTTTGGATGGTATGCCTAGATTCAAATATGGCAAAGTCTATGATCGTATGGACATGCCTACATTTTTTGAGATGCTAGAAGTCTACAGAGAACAAAGACACCAGGCATTTATAAGCAAAATAGATGAGCATCATTCACAATACAAGGCTGCTGGTGATTCAAACAGGATGTCACTAGATACAGAAAAAGAATCATTCAGAGATGCAATGAAAAACTACATGCAAACAAATGCAAAAAATAATCAGTAAAATATTTTTTACTATCAGAATTTTGAATCAAATTTGAAAACATGAAAGAATTGACAGTATCACAGATCACAGCAGAGGCTATAAAAACACTAGAATCTAGATTCTGTTTTGTATGGAGGCAGAACAATCTGGCTGTCAAGGGCAGGACATTCAATGGTTTAAAAGGTGTACCTGACATCATTGGGTACAATAAGTTCACAGGAATTAGCGTTTATTGTGAGGTGAAAACAATCAATGACAAAATGAGCCAGTATCAAATAGATTTCATGAACAAAGCAAAAACATCAGGATGCCATTGCCTGATAGCTACAGAAAGTGATGGTGCTGTAATTTTAAAAGAATGGCCAAATAACTAACCTATGAACAAAGAAACGATCATCACACAGATGTACCTGGACAAAGACATAAATCAGGCAATCAGCAAAATGCAGCCATTAGAACTGCAGGATGATCTAAGACAGGAAATTTTCCTAGTGCTATGTGAAATGAATGATGAACGATTGTGTGGCATGTGGACTAGTGGCTATTTGAAATACTTTATTGTCAGGACAATGCTGAACATGGCAAAGAGTGACAGATCTACTTTTTTCAATCAGTTCAGAAAGTCATTTACTGAATATTGTGATAACTATGAGAAAGCAGATGAAAGCACTGGGATAGATGATGAGATGGATTCTAAGGTTAAAAAGTCAATGGGTGAGTTGCACTGGTATGAGAAAAATGTATTTGAACTGTATGCAGACAATGGTAGAAATATTTTGAAATTAAGCAGAGACACGAAAATACCATATAGATCCCTATTTAAAACTGTAACAAAGGTTAAAAAGAAACTTTCAAAAGCAGTGAGAAAAGAGGATAACACACAAAAAAAACTGATAGGCAATTATATACATGCAGGCCTAGATGTAGTCATTGACATAAACAAAGAGACTGACATGGATGCACTACTAGACATCATGGATGAGGTGAATGAGTATATCAGAGAAAAGATTGAGGGCAGATCAAAAGATGATGTCTGCATCAAAACAATTGGTGGACTAAGAATAAAAACTGTAATATGATAATTTTAAACATTTTAGCTGCTGGCCTTTTTAGTTTCTATTTTATTGAGATGGCTAGATTTCACAAAAAATTGAATCTAGATTTCAGGCCATTCAATTGCCTGGTATGTCTACCTGCATGGGTAGCATTAGCACTGTATCTATTGCCTATGTATGTCACTGATGTAATCATAGTCATGATGGGTGCAGCAATTTTTTCTGTATTACTTAAAACAATAATGAACAAAGCCTATGAAACAGGAACACATTGATTTTCTAGAAACTAACAAGATCAATTTTGACACAGTCAAATTAGGCTACACTAGAAACATACCTATTCAGGATCTACAGATGTATGAGCATATTTATCACCTGTATTTGAATCCTAGCTATGTATTGACATACTGGTGTGGTGATTGTGTATTTGACATGCTGAAACGATTGCTATACTACTATGAGGGGCTACCAAAAGCAGAGCCTGAAACATTGACTGTGACAGTACCTGTATCTGAGGAATTGCATCAGCTGGCAGTAGAGGCATCAAAGCCAGTTTTTGTATCAGATGAAATACCAAAAGCAAAAAAACCGAAAGCAAAAAAGAAATAAAGACTTTGTCACCCTGGGATCTATTTAAAAAATAAAAATTTAATAACAAGATAGTAATTGTGGGGAATCCTGGGGTGACATTTTTAAAACTACTACTATGAAAATACTACAATTTTTACATTTTATTTTTATCTGTTTGCCACTAGCATGCATAGTTTATGTGACAGCTGTAAGTTTACAAAAAATATTTAGCCTAATTAAGAAATGAGACTACTAGTAATCACACAGCAAAACAGTGGGGTGGGGTATCATAGATTGATGCTGCCTATCTACTACATGGCAAAAGAATATGCATATTTTACAGACACTATCAATGATGAAATACTATCTGAGGGATTTGACCTAGTAGTAGTCAATAGATACATACCTACATGTCACATCACTGATCTAATTGCATACAAAGAAAAGTATGGATTCAAATTGATTCTAGATGTAGATGACTACTGGGATCTAGATCCATGGCATATCCTGTATGGCCAATATGATGCACAGCCTATCATTGATCATATTAAGGCAGCAGACATGGTGACCTGCACAAACATGAAACTAAGATATGAGATCAGTCAAATGAATCAGAATGTACATGTGATCCCTAATGCTTTGCCATTTGGGAAAGATCAGTTCATAGATGTACATGTACCAGGTGAAAATGTCAGAATAGTCTACACAGGATCTATCACACATCAAAAAGATGTGGCATTGCTAGGCAATCCATTCAAAAAGATTCTATCTGACAAATCATTAGTTAACAAAATGCATTTCACATTGTGTGGGTATGATCCTGCAAATGAGTACAGCAAAATGATATGGCACAGAATGATCCATGATTTCACCTGTGGGCTGAAAATGCCAGGTGCAGTCAAAAAAGCATTGCCTATCATGGAATATATGAATTTCTACAATGAGGCTGACATTTCAGTAGTGCCACTGGTATCTAGCAAGTTCAATGGCATGAAATCAAATCTGAAAGTGCTAGAAGCTGCTACAAAGAAAATAGCAGTATTGGTGAGCAATGTAGATCCATACAGCGGATGCCCCTATGTGGCAAAGGTGAACAATCAAACAGACTGGTATAAGGAACTAAAAAAACTAGTAAATGATGCTATTTATAGAAAAGAACTAGGTGAGGCAAACTATGAATGGTGCATTCAGAATTTTCACCTGGACAAAATAAATAAATTAAGGGAACAATTATATAAAAGTTTATGCCAGTAAAACAATGTACAAATGGGAAATGGAGAGTGGGAACAGGTGAATGCATATATGACACAAAAGAGAAAGCCATAGAGGTGTGGCAGGCCATACTGGCATCAGGAAAGTTTGCAGAGGATTCATTCACTGACTATCCTGAGGCTGCCACAAACAATGCAAAAAGAGCATTGAAATGGGCTGATGAGAATGGCTGGGGATCATGTGGTGAAGCTACAGGCAAAGCCAGGGCAAACCAGCTAGCAAATAGAGAGCCAATATCTAGAGATACAATAGCAAGGATGGCATCTTTCAAAAGACATCAGCAGCATAAAGATGTGCCATATTCTGAGGGATGTGGTGGATTGATGTGGGATGCATGGGGCGGTGATGCAGGGATTGAGTGGGCTATCAGAAAGCTAGAGCAAATTGACAGAAAGTGAAAAAACACATAGTAGTCTACCTGGATCACTTTGATTATGATAAAGATGATTTTATACCATGTGAGGTTTGTGGGGCTAAGGCAGTAGACATCCATCATATCAAAGCCAGGGGCATGGGTGGATCAAACACAAAGGATGTGATTGAAAATCTACAGGCACTGTGCAGAAAATGTCACCTGGATTTCGGTGACAAAAAACAATGGATGGATTTTTTAATTGATAAGCATAAAAACAAACTAGATGGCAAAAGGTAGCAGCAATAGTATAAAAGTAAGTTTTGGGAAAAGAAAGCAGGGGCATGCAAAAAAAAGTTTCAATAAACATTCACCCAGGCCAAAGGCCTACAGAGGCCAGGGCAGATGAGAAACAAACTTTTAGCAATTTGGCAGATCTTAACACACAAATGCTACTATGTAGCTACCTGCAAAACAGGTGAGCATAATGATACAATGAATCAAGTGAGTTTGATGACAAAGGGGATGGCTAATACAATAGCATACAATCTGACTGACTTGATAGTCATAGATGAAATGCAGGAACTAGCACTAGATGAAGCAAAGAATATTTTAAACAAAGTACAATGATCATACTACCAGCACAGATTGAAAGCATAGCATCACGAAAGGATAAGACAGTCAGGATCACATTAGGTACACAGGAACTATCACCTGCACAGGCAGCTGAGATATTTCAGATGAATCAGAAATTTTGCTACATGGCAATTAAAGAGGAACTATTCACCACTACTGAGGCAGATGAGATCAATGCTTTGAAAACTGATCTAGACACAGAAAAGACACCTAGTCAAAGACTGAGAGGCATCCTTTATGTAAATTATCAGCAAAAGGCTGATGGCTACAAAGATTTTGCGACATACTACCAGGCAAAGATGGAAAAGATCTGTGATCACTTTAAAAGCAAACTAGACTAGTATGACATTTATACATCAAACAGCATTAATAGGTGACAATGTACAAATAGGTGACAATGTCTACATAGGTGCATATTGCATCATAGGTGCAGCCCCTGAATGGAAAGGCAAAGAGAAAGAGGACAAAGGTGTGATCATAAATAATGGGGCTAGATTGACAGGTCTGGTGACAGTAGATTCAGGTGCAGAAAAACCTACAGTGATAGGTGAAAATTGCTATTTGATGAAACACAGCCATGTAGGTCATGATGCACAGCTAGGCAATGGGGTGACATTAAGCTGTGGGGCAAAAGTAGGTGGCCATAGTGTGATAGGTGATGGCACAAATATAGGCCTGAATGCAGTGATCCATCAGAAACTAACTGTGCCAGGTGGATGCATGATAGGGGCATCAGCATTCATAGGAAAGAAAACAGAATTGAAAGCAAACGCAAAGTATGCAGGTGTGCCTGCCAAATATATAGGAGAAAACATCAGATGAAAGTAGCAGTCATATTTTTAGACTATGAAAGGCATGATCATACATCCAGGACACTGGACAGCATAAACAATGCAGGGCATCCATTTGATCTGATCACTATCCAACGCAAAGGAATAGCAGCAGCATTGAATGATGGCCTAGAGAAAGGCTGGAATCATGATGCAATAGTCACAGCAGCAAATGACATAGTGATGCCTGACAATTGGCTTAAAACAATGATAGGGTATGTTTCATCAATACCAAATACAGGGATGTGTGGCATTCATTGTGTAGAGAATGCAGGTACACCTGAAAATATCAATGGGGTGCTAGTCAATAGATCATTCACAGCATTTGGAAATGTCATGATCCCTGGCACAGCATTCAGAGAGGTAGGATATTTTTCACAGGAATATGATCCATACGGAATGCAGGATTCTGACTATGCCTATAGACTAAACAAACTAGGCTTTGTCAATTACTACATCCCTGGCATCACTAGCAATCACATAGGCCATGATGTAGGTCAGCAGACAGAATACAGAAAGATGAAAGATGAGGGGCTGAACAAAGCCCAGGATGTATGGAATAAATTGATAGAAAGATACGAAAGTACAAACAATTTTAAAAGACTAGAAAGATGATACCAGTAGTGATCCCTATTTTATGCCACAATGATGAGACTATAGTGCTGAGAGACTTAGATGTCAAAACTACCTACACCAGACTGACTGAGGTAGATTTCATGTTTTTCACTATAGACTTTGCATGCAGGTATGAACAGGATGGCAAAGAATACACAGAGATAGTATCAGGTGAGGATTCATTTGTGAGCAGTCTATCATTTAAACAATTTCAGGATATTGTAAACAAGACATTTATGTATGGCAAAAGCAACTAAAAGTGCAACTAAAAAAGTAACTAAAAAAATAGAAAAACCTAGACCTGTAGGCAGGCCTAAGAATATAGAGACACCTGAGATCATGTGGCAGCTATTCTGTCAATATGCAAAAGAGATAAAAGGCAAACCATTGATTGTGAAAGACTGGGTGGGTGGCATAGCAAAAGAGGTGTACAGAGAAAAGGAAAGGCCATTGACACTAGAGGGCTTTGAGATCTTTGTGATGGACAAACTAGACATGTCAGATCTAGATCAGTATTTTGCAAATAGAGAGGGCAGGTACACAAATTTTGTGTCTGTCTGTTCGCGTATAAGGAAAAATATCAGAGAGGATCAGATAGCAGGTGGCATGGCAGGGATCTACAATGCATCCATCACACAGAGATTGAATGGGCTGACTGAAAAGATACAAGAGGATGGCAGCAAAGAGGTCACCATCAAAGTCAAGTATGAAAAGAAAGAAACACCAAAAGACTAGACATGATCATCATTCTTTCAATAGCTACATGGGAATTTTGCAAATGGTTATTTTATAAACTAATCAATAAATAAACTAAAACATGAAAGCAAATTTTAAACTAACATGCAAAGCAGGGATCTATGAAGCTGACACATTCTTTCAATTAGTATGTGAAGTATTGAAGCATAGATTCTGGCATTTGAGAACACATGGCAAATGGATGGACTAATGGATAAAACAGTACACCTGAATGAACTGCATATCAATCAGCAGAAAGTAGTGGATGGCCATAAAAGGTTTTCTGTGCTATCATGTGGTAGGAGATGGGGCAAATCTGCCCTGGCTATCAATCTACTATCTGAGACTGCCATAGCTGGCAAACTAGCAGGGTATTTCACACCTACATACAAACTACTAGATGGCACATACAATGAATGCCTGCATGCATTAGAGCCTATCATATCCAGGAAAAATGATCATCAGTTTATTGAATTGATCACAGGTGGAAAAATAGAGTTTTGGAGTTTAGAGAATGAACTGGCAGGTAGATCTAGAAAGTATCACAGAAACATCATTGATGAGGCTGCATTCGTTAAAAACCTGTGGCACAGATGGACTGAATCAATCAGACCTACACTGACTGACTATAGAGGGGATGCATTCTTTCTGTCTACACCTAAGGGCAAAAATGATTTTCACAAAATATGGCAGAGGGGCAAATCAGGTGATCCAGGATGGACTAGCTGGCAGATGTCTACCTATGACAATCCATACATAGATCCCAATGAGATTGATGAGGCCAGAGGTGATCTGCCTGAGTTGGCATTCAGCCAGGAATACATGGCAGAGTTCAATGAGAATGTAGCAAATCCATTTGGGGCTATGTTCATACAGCAGTGTACATATCCAATGAGTACACAGCCCACTGTATGCTATGGCATTGACCTAGCAAAGTCATTTGACTACACAGTGATCATAGGCCTGGACAGCAATGGCACAGTATCATACTTTGACAGATTTCAAGAGGATTGGAGAACTACCAAACAGCGAATCAAAAACCTGCCATCTGCACCTATCCTGATGGATAGCACTGGTGTGGGTGATCCTATCTTTGAGGATCTACAGGCAGAGGGGCTGGATGTCACAGGGTTTAAATTTAGCCAGGGATCAAAGCAGCAATTGATGACAGGACTAGCAGCAGCTATTCAACAGAGAAAGATTGCATTTCCTGATGGTGCTATCACAGCTGAACTGAATATCTTTGAATATGAGTTCACTGCTACAGGTGTCAAATATTCTGCACCTAGTGGATTTCATGATGACTGTGTGATGGCACTAGCACTGGCCTGGAATAATACTAACATGAAACGAGGCACAGGCAGGTATTCATTCGGCTAGTTTATTAATCAAAACATAAGTCAAAAAGTAAAGCTATTGACTTACTTTTCTATGACATGTGTCAATTTATAACTTTACAATGCCAGTCTAAACAGCTGGCTTTTTCTATTTATTGATATGACATGGAAAAACATAAATGTATTTCAGTGGCAGCAACTGGCTGACCTACAAAACACGAAAGAGGGAATGACAGATGAGGATCTGTCTATCAAGACTATTGCAATCATCACAAATCTGACTGAGCAGCAGATCAAAGAAATGGATGACAGAAAGCTGTTTAAGATTGTGGGAAAGACTAGATTTTTGCAAAAGAGTTTTGATGTGAAACATGAAAAGTACATCCACACAAAAGGCAAAAGATACAGATGTGTCTATGATGTGAAAAATATGCCTACAGCCAGGTATGTAGAATCAAAGCATTTTGCATCTAATTTCAATGAAAACATCCACAGGATTGCAGCAAGTATGGTCATCCCACAAAAGAGGAACTGGTACGGCAAATGGGTAGACATGCCATTTGATGCATCTAAGCATGAGGACTATGCAAATGATCTATTGGCTGCACCTATCACTGAGGTACTGGGATCTGTGGTTTTTTTTTGTCAAGTGTACAGGAACTGGATAAAAATTTCAAAGGACTATTTGATATATCAGATGATGATGACAGCGAAGATGAGCAGGTTGCAAGCAGAGATACTGCATCAGGGTTTATGCAGCGTTTTGGATGGATTTATCAAGCCACAATTGTGGCAGAACATGAGAAAATCAAACTAGAACAAGTCTATGAAATGATGACAATACAATTTTTGAATGATCTATCCTATTTGAAAGCAAAAGCAGAGTATGACAAAGAGCAGATAAAAAAATCGTATGGCAAAAAGCACTAAACAATTACAGGATGAGATAGTCAATGATGGCTTTCTTGATAATTTAGGCAATCAAAAAACTGATTTTGCAGACTTAGGGCAATTTCCATCTATTGAAAGATTCATGATTCTTTCTGCTTTATCATTTATTGAGAAGATAAAAGAAATATTAAATAAGGAAGGCAAGATTAATTCAGGCAAATTAGAGGATGGAATATCATCAGGCAGCCTGAATAATACAGGCAATGGCTATGAGATTAGTATAGGATGGGATTCATCAGATCCTGCATCTAAATATTATGATTTTGTCAATAAGGGTGTGAAAGGTGTAGTCTCTGGAAATCCATCTAGCAGCCCCTATGCATTTAGAAATCTGAAAGTATCTAGAAACATGCAGCGAAGCATTCTGCTATGGTACAGGAAAAGAGGCAATGCTGCTAGAAATGAAGATCAAAGATCTAATCTATCAGCTAGTCAAACAAAAAATAAAAGCATTAAAAAACAAGTGGATGCAGCTACTAAACTAAAATCACTAGCCTATGCTACTGCTGTAAATATTAAAAAGAAAGGTATAAAAAGAACAGGATTTTTTGAAAATACCATTGAAAGCACCTTTGGTCAAGAGTTCATCAATGCACTATCTAAGGTAGTAGCTCAGGATGTTAGATTAGCATTTAGACAATTAAACAATAGTACAAAAAAATAAATTATGGCAATAACAATAAACAGTATACCTGAGGCATATCCATCAGCACATGATGACCTTTACTTTGTAGCTACATCTACAAATGTGGCACAGGCAGGATTCAAATTTGTGTTTGATCTTTACATCAGCAGTGTCCTAGTTTCTAGAATCAAACTATTTCCTGATCCAGCAAATTCAAAAGGGATTTTCAATGCAGGTGGAATAGTGAGAGACTACCTGTACAGCTATTTTAAACCGAATAGCACATCCACAGCATTCAGCTACACAGGCAATGATCTGTACATAGACTATGAGGTGAGATTTGGTGAGGACTATGGTGGCACTACATACACAAACCTGGCATCAGGTACATATAAAGCATTCAACTTTGCAAATCCTATTTTCAGGGATTTCAGCACATCATACTATCAGCCAAAAATCAGCAGCTGGCTAACAAGCAGAGATGTGACAAAGGCAGATTGCACTATGACTGAGAGGCTATTTGCAGGATGGATGAATACAGCAGGCACTACTACAAACCTGACATTGACAGTTCAAAAGTACACACAAAGCGGTACAGATGGATCACCATCTACAGGTGGCAGTGTCACATGTAGTGCATTTGTTTTGTTTGATCTTTCACCTGCTGCCATCAATGCATATTTAGGCAGTTCATTCATCACAGCATCTACATATCAGTATGGGGTAAAAGTTAACTATGGAGGGAATCAATCTGATGAGTTCAAAGTGATACTAGCATGTCAGCCTAGATGGACACCAGTGACATTGCATTTTCTGAATCGTTTGGGTGGATATGACAGCATCACATTTAGACTAGTGAATAGGAGAGAGGCAGCTGTAGAGAAAAGATCATTTGAGCAAATGACATGGCAATACAATAATGCAGCCATGACTAGATATGACAGCTACAAAAAAATCAATCCAGGCAATAGTACATTTGCTGTCAATGAGACAGTAAGTTTCAAACTGGTGAGTGACTATATTAATCAAACTGACTATTTATGGCTGAAAGACCTGATCACTAGCCCTGAGGTTTACTATGAGCAAGGTGGGTACTACTACCCAGTAGCACTAGGAACAAACACATGGCAGGAAAAGATCAGGGCAGCAGATAAGATGTTCAATTTTGAATTGAATGTCCAATTTGCTCAAAAAATAAATAGCCAGTACAGATAATGATAAGCACAGAGATATACATAGAGAATCAGCGGCTAGATCTGTCAAAGGATCTATCTGCTGAATTTACATACAATATAGATGACATAAAAGACTTTGCATCCAGGAATACTAACTTTTCAAAAACCATAGTATTACCAGGCAATGCAGTGAACAATAAATTGTTTGGCCACATCTTTGAGTTTGGATCATCAAACTTTTTTGATGAGAATCAGCCAAATGTAGGGTACAATTACAATGTGTCAAAAGCAGCAAGCTGTATTGTATTCATTGACAAAGTACAGATATTCAAGGGGATATTAAGGATCTTAGAGATTGTCATAGACAATGGCACAATAGAATATGAATGTGTAGTGTTTGGTGAATTGGGTGGGTTTATAAATGAACTAGGAAATAATAAGCTGGAAAATCTAGACTTTTCTGCCTATGATCATGACTATACACTAGCAAACATTCAGGCATCATGGGACACAGTGAACGGATCAGGCTACTACTATCCATTGATTGACTATGGAAAGGTGAGCAGTGCAAACAAGCATGAATGGGACATCAGAGCATACAGGCCTGCATTCTATGTAAAAGAATACCTAGATAAAATTATCACAAATTCAGGCTACACCTATGAAGCACCATTTTTCAATAGTGCTGTATTTCGTAGACTGATTATCCCACACAATCAGAAACAGCTAGTCAAAACTACTAGCAATTTCAATAAAGCCTATGTGACTGAGCCTATTGAAATCCTATCATCTAGATTGATTTCATTTGATACTGTGACAGGATCAGGTTTGACAGTGAGTGGCACAAACAGTACATTCACATACACATCTGATACATCTATCATATTGAAAATGGAGTATGAATTTTCAGGTGATTCTACTAGTGGCAGTTTTAGGATAACTAGAAACGGATCTACAGTCTATCAATATGATTTTGAGGGAGGCATTAGCATAGGTGGAGTGTTTGAATTGCTAGTGAATAAAAATGATGCAATCAGTTTCAGATTCAGCAATACAGCACCTAATAGAGATGATCCACCAGTGACAGTAAATGAGGCACAGGTATTCTTTTATTCTGATTCATTTATCACTACACCTGTATCAGTGAATGATTCTTTGGTGATGGCTGATGTTATACCAAAGGGTATATTTCAAAGAGACTTTTTTGCATCTATTGTCAAGATGTTCAACATGTATGTAGTAGAGGATACATTTAGGCCAAAGCATCTGATCATTAAGCCATACATTGAATACTATGATTTTGATGGCCAGTCACTGCTAGCTGTGGATGATTTCAATAGTTTATTACAAGTGAATCCTACAGACTTTCTATTGATCACTGATGGCACAATACAATATCTAGACTGGTCATATAAGGTTGACAGATCTAAGCCTATGCGTTTGAAGCCTATGAGTGAATTGAATGGTAGATATTTTGAGTTTAAATATAAGTCAGACACAGATTACTACAATGAGCAGTATCAAAAAAAATTCAATGAATCCTATGGCACTAGATTAGAGGATAGCGGCTATGATTTTGCAAAAGAAAAACAAACAGCAGAGGTGATATTTTCACCTACACCACTGGTAGGATATGAGGGAGAGGACAAAGTATTCAGCACAATATTTAAATTGAATAACAGTGTAGAGGATGCCACTGATCACAATATCAGAATAATGCAAGCAAAGAAAGTGACAGGGGTGACTGGGTATGCAGTTAAAAATGGCAGTACAACAATACAGACATTGACTACCTATGGGTATGCTGGACACCTAGATGATCCTGATGCACCAAATGCAGATTTGAACTTTGGAGTGCCACAGGAATTGTTTTTTGAATTAGCTACAGACTATCCTACAGCAAACCTATTCAATGCATATTGGTCAGAATATGTGGCAGAGATCACAGACAAAGACAGTAAGCTATTGAGTTTATATATCTACCTGAAAGCAAAAGACATTTTCAATCTAGACTTTGCAAAGCTGATCTATATTGATGGGGCATTGTGGAGGCTTAATAATATCCAGGATTTCAATCCTATGGATATAAGCACTAGCAAAGCAGAATTTTTAAAAGTAATAGAAACAACATACGAATAAGATGGCAAATGAAAAAGTAGGTGTAGACATTGAAATCAATACTGGTGATTCGGAAAAGAAACTAAAAGACACCAAAAACCAGATCAAGGATCTGGGCAACAATGCAAAGAAGTCTGAGAAAGATGCCAAAGATGCAGGCACTGCATTTGGATCATTGGGGAATACATTGAAGTCACTGGGGATCATCACAGTGATTGCAGGTGCATTTAATTTTTTCAAAGAGACACTGAGCAAAAATCAGAAAGTAGCTGATGGGGTAGCTGCTGTGTTTAATACTATTTCAACTATCATCAATAACCTGATAGATATTTTTATCAGTGTGACATCAGAGGTAGGCAAAAGCACAAACGGATTTGAGGCACTAGGAAAGGTATTGAGTGGCATTTTTACACTAGCAATCACACCATTGAAACTAGCATTTGATGGTATCAAATTAGTGATCAAAGAGGTGCAGCTAGCCTGGGAAAAATCACCATTTGGTGATAAGGATCAAAAGGTCATAAAGGATTTGACAGCTGACATTGAAGCTACAAAAGATAGTTTGTCAAAGACAGGCAAAAATGCAGTACAGGCAGGAAAAGATATATACAACAATTTTGGAGAGGCTGCATCATCTGTGGTGGATGTAGTGAGTAAGACTGTAGACAAAGCTAGCAAAATGAATGTAGCTGCCATCTATGAGCAGTCAAAGGCTACCATTGCACTAAAAAACAATGCAGTGATTGCTGCTGCACAGTTAGCTGGTTTGGTAGAGAAATATGACAGACAGGCTGAACAGCTTAGACAGATCAGAGATGATGAGTTCAAAAGTATTGATGAAAGAATAGCAGCAAATGCTGCCCTGGGCAAAGTATTAGATCAGCAGGAAAAAGCACAGAAAGCCCTGGCACAGCAAAGAGTGGCAGCTGCTGCTGCTGAACTAGCACAGAACAAACAGTCAGTAGAATTACAGGCTGCATTGATAGAGGCACAGAATGAGGTGGCAGCTGTAGAGGCACAGATTGCAGGTTTAAGATCAGAACAATTAGTGAATGCAACTGCATTGACAAAAGAAAAACTAGCCCTGGATCAATCCATTTCAGCTAGTGAAAACAAATTGCTAGTAGATCGTAAAAAAGCAAATGCTGAATTGATCAAAGATGAGATCCTAAAATTAGAAACACAGAAACAGATTGCAAAAGAGGAGGCAGATCTAGAACTAGCTAGATTGCAGCAAAATATAAGCAATACAAATGCAGGCACACAGGCCAGAGTAGATGCAGAGATTGCCTATGCAGAAAAGAAACAGGAAATAGATCTGCAGCTTGAATCACTAGAAAATCAAATAGCAGTTGCAAAGTACACTAGAGAGATTGAGGATCTAGACAGATTGCAGACAGCTAGGGGTGTAGAATATGAAGATAGACTAGCAGCATTAGACATAGAGCAGATGGTAGTGCAAGAGGCATTTGATAAAAAACTGATCACTGAAAAGGAATACAATGAGAAAGTAAAAGCATTGACTGATCAGAGGATAGCATACCAGGATGCTGAATTGCAAGCCAAACTACAGTTTGCAAACGCAATCGGTGGGGTGTTTGCTGGCTTATCAGGTTTATTTGAGCAAGGCACTACAGCTGCAAAGGTAGCAGGGCTTGCTGAGATTGCAATAGGCACAGGTGTGGGATTTGTACAAGGTTTGGACATTGCACAAAAATCAGCAAAGGCTACAGGGCCAGCTGCTGCATTTGCATTTCCTATATTCTATGCTACACAAATAGCTGCAGTATTAGGGGCGGCATCTAGAGCAAAACAAATCATGACACAGGTAAAAGGTGGAGGCGGTGGAGGTGCTACAGCATCAGCACCAGCATTGTCAGCTGCACCTGTTCTACCTGCATCACCTATACAGAACACAGTGACACAGATAGATCAGCAATCAATCAATCAGATGGGATCTGCTACAAACAGAGCCTATGTGCTAGAATCAGATGTCACAAATAGCCAGGAAAGGATCACTAGAATTAACAGAGCAGCAAGATTAACTTAAAAAACTATTTATAAGAATGGAAAGAAACTTACCAATATACAATTTAGAGATCCTGTCTGATGTAGACAGTGACATGGAGGTGGACTATGTGGCACTGGTAGACAGGCCTGCAATAGACAAAAACTTTTTGGCATTCAATGAAAACAATGTACAGATGTCATTTGCCATCCAGGATGAGGATGAGCAGATCATCACAGGTGCATTGATGCTGGCTGACAAACCGATCTATAGAAATGATGAGAACGGTGAATACTATGTAGTGTTCACAAAAGACACGATCAAGCAAATTGCTCAAAAATTCTTTGCTAAGGGCTATCAGTCAAATGTGAATTTGATGCATGACAGTGGCACAAAACTAGATGGGTTGACTATGTTTGAATCCTGGATCACTGACAGCAAAAGGGGCATCATGGCCATGAAAGGCTTTGAGGATGTACCTGATGGCAGCTGGTTTGGATCATTCAAAGTGAACAATCCTGAGGTATGGAAAATGATCAAAGATGGCAAAGTAAAAGGCTTTTCAGTAGAGGGTTTATTTAGCTACAAAAAAGCTGACATACAACAAAGCCAGGTGCAGGATCTATGGTCACAGATTCAGCAGATACTGAGCCAGGTAAAATAAAAACTGAGCAAAAAAAATTGAATAGAGGGTAGCAGAGATGCTGCCCTTTTTCTATGTGGTCATATTGTCATGTGCATTCTATTTATGGTTTAAACAAGTATTATATGACACCATTAGAAGCTGTATTGAAGATCAAAGCAATGTTTGAGCAAGCTGGGGCGAATTTCGCTGATCCTGTTTTGCCTGCTATTGATCCTGCTGCTGCACCTGCTGCAGAGCCTGCTGTTTTACCTATTGAAGCGGCAAAAGAATATGATTTAAAGTCTGGCGGAAAAGTAATGATTGACATGCTAGAAGTTGGCGGCTTAGTTACATTGATTGATGAAGCTGGGAATACTGCACCTGCACCTGCTGGTGAACATGAGTTAGTAGATGGCACAATCATCATTTTAGATGAGGCTGGTAAAATTTTAGAGATTAAATCTGCACAGGTAGAAGCACCTGAGGTAGAAATAGAGATCACTGCACCAGTAGAGCCAACAGTAGCAGAATTGAAGATCAAAGAATTAGAAGCTGCTATTGATGAAATAAAGAAAGATGCTGAAATGAAAAAGAAAATGATGTCTGCTGCAGATGCAAAATTCAGCAAGGCTATCAGTGATTTATCTGATGTAATTGTTGGCATGATTAACACATCATCATCTAATGCAACTGAGAATCCAAAAGACAAATTCAATCAGCATGTAGAAAGCAAGGATGACAAAATGAAAAGATTTTTAGATTTAGCTAAGAATATAAACAAGTAAATTTTTTTTAAAACAAACAAAAAACAAATAACATGGCATTTGATGTATCAGCATTAGCAACCTACACAAAAGAGAATCAAGATCTTTTGGTAGCTTCATCTGTATTAGGTAGCAAAACTGCTAGCTTAATTAAATCACAGGGCAATGTGATGGTAGGTGTTAAATCTAGCGAAAAGATTAACATCATGGACACTGACGCTTTCTTTCAAGATGGATCATCTTGCGGATTCAACGCATCAGGTACAACTACTTTCACTCAAAGAACTGTAACTGTAGGAAAAATGAAAGTAAATGAGGCTTTATGTCCAAAAGACTTAGAAAGAACTTATTTGCAAAAGGCATTGCCAGCTGGCAGCCGATATGATTCAGTAGTATTTGCTGAGGAGTATTCAACTAGAAAAACTGAAAAGATTGCTGCTCAGTTAGAAACTGGTTTATGGCAGGGTGATACAGCATCTGCAAATGGCAACTTAAACAAATTTGATGGTTTAATCAAATTAGTGACAGCTGCTGGTGGATCTGTAGTAGATGCAAACACTACTACATACATTGCTACACAGGCTACTGCAATCACTGCTACAAATGTGATCGCTGTGTTTGATGCAGTGTACAAAGCAATCCCTGCTGCAGTAGTAGCAAAGGATGATACTGCAATTTTCTGTGGTATGGATGTTTTCAGAACTTACACAATTGCATTAAAGAATGCAAACATGTTCAGCTATTCATATGATGGCAAAGCTGATTCTGAGTTCGTATTGCCAGGTACATCTATCAAAGTGATAGCAGTACAAGGTTTAAACGGTCAAAATAAGATCTATTCAATGAGAGTTTCAAACATCTTTATTGGTACAGACTTATTGAACGAAGAAGAAAGATTTGAAATTTTCTATGCAAAAGAAGCTGATCAAGTTCGTTTTGTATCTGAGTTCAAAATGGGTGTAAACTTTGCTTTCCCTGAGGAAATCGTAAAGTTCACAGTATAAATATTCAGGGCAGTAATTAGGTTTACTGCCCTATTTTAAAAATAAATTAAATTCTAAAAATATGCCATGTGCTTTAACACAAGGATATACACTAGATTGTAAAGATAGCATAGGCGGTATAAAAGCCGTTTGGTTTATTGCTTCTGGCAATGTTTCAGCTGTGACTGAGGTGTCAGGTGTAGTGACTGCTATCACAAAAGTAGCTAGTAAAGTATTCTATAAATATCAATTGGTAAAAAATAGCAGTTCATTGACTGAGAATGTGAACGCAAATGTGCAGAATGGCACTGTGTTTTATGCTCAGGAATTGGCTATTGTTTTAAACAAAATGCAGGCAAACACTAGAAATGAAATTCTATTGTTGGCACAAAACAATTTGTTAGCTGTAGTAGAAGATGCAAACGGCAAATACTGGTTATTAGGAAAAGAGAACGGTCTAGACCTTTCTGCTGGATCTAGTGCAACTGGTACTGCTCAGGCAGACAGAAACGGCTATGCATTAACATTCAGCGGTGGAGAAAAAGCATTAGCACCTGAGGTGACTAGTAGCATCATTGCTGGATTGACAGCTTAGGCTTTCGTGGTTTTCAAATAGTAGGTAGTCGGCCAGTCTCTCAAAAAGGGGCTGGCTTTTTTATTGTGGTAAAAGTCAGTGCAGATGCTATTTATCATTGATGATATATCTAAGAAAAGGACATACAGATCAGGTGATAGTAACACTGACAGAAAAGCAAACACTATCAGTGCCAAACTATCTATTCTATTTTAAACAAAGATCTAGCAATGATGTAGTAGCATTTGTGATATTGAATGCAGCTGATCTGTCTCAATACAAAGACAGATACAATAAATTCAGCATAAATGGGGTGACATATTTTTCTAGTGAATTAGCAGGTGAATGGGAATACATGATCTATGAGCAAAGCAGCACTACAAATGTGAATCCTGCCCTGGCTACTAGTTTACTAGAAACAGGCATCATGAGATTGTCAGATACAGACAGTTTCAGTTTCACTGAATATTCAACGAATAACACATACATAGTAAGATAATGACAAACGATCTAGTAATATTGAATTTTGCTGAGGCCAGACAGCCTGAGTACAGAGAAAAAAAGGGCAGCGGATATATAGAGTTCGGAGAGAGAAATGACTATCCTGGCTACCTTTTAAGTCTATACAATAAGAGTGCAAAGCACAATGCTATTGTGAGAGGCAAAGTAAACTACATCATAGGCAATGGATGGGCTACAAAAGAGGCTGATCCAGCTGCTCAGGAATTTATCAATAAGGTGAACAGCTTTGATGAATCATTAAATGATTTGACTAGAAAAGTAGACATTGACATTGAGGTTTTTGGTGGGGCATATTTAGAGGTGATCTGGTCACAGTTTGGTGGACAGCTTACTGAGATAGGCCATATTGACTACACAAAGATCAGATCAAACAAAGACAATACATCTTTCTGGTACAAGCAGGACTGGTCTGATAGAAAAGAAAAAGAGATTGTGCTGCCTGCATTCAATACACAGAACAGACAAGGAAAGCAGATTTTGTATATTAAGGAATACAGGCCAGGGCTAGAAACCTATGCACTACCTGGTTACATGGGTGCATTGAATTTTATTGAATCAGACATTGAGGTATCTAGACATGTACTAGGAAATGCACAGACAGGGTTTTCTGCTAGCAAACTGATCACATTGCCAAATGGTGAGCCTACACCTGATGAGAAAAGAAACATTGAAAAGAGATTTGAAAATAGATTCACAGGATCTGATGGCAAAAAGTTCATCCTATCCTTTGTGCAGAATGCAGACAGAAAGCCTATTGTTGAGGATCTAGGGGCATCTGATTTGACAAAAGAGGATTTCAGCAGAGTAGATACAATGATCCAGCAGAACATCTTTGCAGGGCATCAGATCACTACACCTGCATTGTTTGGTATTGCAGAGCCTGGTAAATTAGGCAGCAGATCAGAGATGAGAGATGGCTATGAGATTTTTAAAAACACCTATGTAAATGATAAGCAGCAATTTTTAGAAAGCATTTTTAATATGCTAGCTAGATTGAAAGGTGTGACACAGGAACTGTACATTCAGCCTGTAGAGCCTATCAGTTTTGAGTTCAGTGAAAATATCATTGCTCAGGTAGCACCAAAAGAATGGATCTTAGAAAAGATGGGTATTGATGCATCTAAGTATTTGCCTGTACCTGATGGGGCAGTAGCACCACAGGATCAGTCAGTGAATGAGCATTTGAAAGGCATGAAAGGTAGAGAGTGGCAGAACATGCAGAGAATCATCAGAGAATATGTGAAAGGTAAGATCACCAGGGATCAGGCTACAGCTATGCTGAAAGGCGGCTATGCATTGAGTGATGATGAGGTGAACACATGGCTAGGTGAGGATGAGCAGACACAGGCATTGAAATTTAGTGAGGATGATGTCATAGGGATCTTTGCACAGTTTGGTGAAGATGCAGACAATTACAGCACATTAAAAAAAAAGAATGTGAAATTCCATTCAGTAGAGGCAATGGATGACAATGAGATAATGTCCATGCAATTTGCTGATATGGTATTGAGTGATCTAGAAAAGAATGTGATTGATTTGGTGACTAAGGATAAAAGGATCACACCTGAGGTTTTGGCTGATGTGACAAAGACTGAACTAGCTATCATCATCAAAGTGATGGAAAGACTAGACAAGGCTGGGATCTTAAAACAAAAGATAGTAGGTGGCATCATTGAAAGACAACCAGTCAAACCATTGAGTAGGTTGACACCAGGTGATCCTGCACAGACTACAAATTTCAAAGTAGTTTACAAATATGACTGGGATTTTGAGAAACTTGCAAAGGTAGGTGCAGTGGCAGATTCCACTACATCTAGATCATTCTGCAAAAGATTGATGGCATTGAATAAGGTGTACAGCAGATCAGACATTCAACAGATCACTGCTAGACTAGGGTACAGTGTTTTTGATCGTAGAGGTGGATGGTGGACAATGCCTACAGGTCAGCACAGCCCTGCATGCAGACATACATGGGTGAGTAATATAGTAATTAAAAAATAAGAACAATGAGCAGAAATATACTTTTTATTTCAGTAGACACAATAAAGGAAAGAACAGGATTGCATGCAAATGTAGATGAAAAACTAGTATTGCCTGAGATCCTGACTGCACAGGACATGTACATTTTGCCAGCATTAGGCACAGGACTATATGAGAGATTGCAGGATGGTGTGGCAGCAAATAATCTGACAGCAAATGAATCTGATCTGATTGACAGATACATCACAAACTGCCTGGTGTATTATGTGATGAGTGAGTTGCCAATGGGGCTGTCTTATCAGTTTTACAATAAAGGTGTAGTGAGAAAGAGCAGTGAAAATACTGATCTGCCATCTGCACAGGACATGATTGATGTGGCAGACAGATACAGATCTAGGGCTGAATTTTACAAACAAAGATTAGTAAAATATTTAAAGCAGGCATCTACTAGTGTACTATTTCCGCTGTATAACAATCCAGGGAACGGTGTAGACACGATCCTGCCAGACAATCAATCATACACTACTAGCATCTGGCTAGGTGATGATTGCTGTAATAAGAATATGACATTTGAGGAAAAATATCAGGGAAATATAAACAGATGCTGTGATGGCGAATAAAACATATAGTAGAAAAAACCAGGATAAATTGAAAGTTTATCTAGACAAACAAACAAAAAATGGCAGCAAAAACATTGACATTAAACCAAATAGTAAGTCAAGTAAAAGCAATAGCAGAGGCACACCAACAAATTAACACTGTTTATTTTGGTGATTTTGATGAGTTTCTAGGTGAGAGTGCTGACAATATCTATCCTGCCATGTACTTTGATGTAGTGCCTAGCAATATATCTACTAGGACATTGACATTGAATTTCAGTTTGTATTTCTTTGATAGAATGCTAGCAGAGAAAGTAAATGAGACAGAGGCATTGAGTGATATGCTATCAGTAGCACAGGACATCCTAGCACAGCTGATGTACAATGAATTTGAATTTGAAATGAATACTACTGTGAATTTGACACCTATCACTGAGGACACACCAGACAATCTAGTGGCATGGAAAGCTGACATCAGCCTGAATTTACCATTCACATCTGACAGATGTCAAGTACCTACATCATACCAATATCCTAGTTAAACCTATTTATAAGCATGGCAAATAAGAAAATAAATGAATTAGACAGTAGATCATCACTATCCCTTTCAGATTTGATGGCGGTGGGTGATCCTAGCACTGGCTATCTATATAAAACTACCATCAGTGATTTAAAAACATTGACAGGTGCAGGGGTAGTTTCATTCAATGGCAGATTTGGATCTGTAGTACCTGCTGAGGGTGACTATTCATTGACACAGCTGAGTGATGTGATCATCACTAGTGCAAGCAATAATCAGGTGCTTAGATACAACGGATCAAACTGGGTGAATGCTACTATTGATTTGAGTGGGTATGTGCCATATACAGGTGCAACTGGGAATGTAAATTTAGGATCAAATACTTTGCTTGCTGCACAAATAAAAGCAACAAGCAGTGCAGGTTTAAGTATCAATGCAAATAGTGGCACACAAATAGCTGACTTAGGTGCAGGTGGAGGTGCAAACATGACTTTGTTTGGTGGATTGACTGGAACTAGTGCAAGTTTTTCAAGTTCAGTGACAGGCAATACTATTGTAAAAACAGGCGGCACATCAAGCCAATTTTTAAAGGCAGATGGTAGTGTAGATTCTAGTACATACTTAACTACAAGTGCAGCAGCAAGTACATATCTACCTTTAACAGGTGGCACATTGACAGGTGCTTTAATAACAAATTCTACAATAACTGCAAGCGGTTTATTTTCAAATCCAAATGCTCCAATAGCTGGATTGATACATTTAAAACACGGTACACAATTTGATGGAGCAACTGGATTTTCAGCTATTGGTGCAACTGCTTCTAATCAATTTTTTTTTAAACACGGAATTTCTACTAATGCATTTTATTTAAGCAGTGCAAGTATAACAACAGAAAGAACATACACTTTACCTGATGCAAGCGGCACACTAGCATTGACTAGTCAATTGCATGATGCAGTAACTATAGGCACAGCAAATGGTCTAAGTTTGTCAGGTCAGGTTTTGTCATTAGCATTAGCTAGTACAAGTGCAACTGGTGCATTGAGTAGCACAGACTGGAATACATTTAACGGCAAACAAGCTGCACTGAATGGCACAGGCTTTGTGAAAATTTCAGGCACAACTATTAGCTATGACAATAGCACATATTTGACTACAGCATCAGCTGCTAGTACATATCTACCATTGGCAGGTGGCACACTAACAGGTGCATTGAATGGTACAAGTGCTGTTTTTTCTAGCACAGTTCAGGCATCAGCATACAGATTGACAGGCATGACTGCTGGATCAGGTGCTTTGTATTGGACATCTGACAGGGTAACTTTAGCAAACTACAACGCAACAGGCAAAGTACACATTGAAGCAAATGGAGGCACAGGTGTAGCTACTTTTGGAGGTGCTACATACAATAGTGATTTTGTAGGCACAGGCAGATTCACAGGTGATTTATATGCTGAAACAGGGGTTTTTTCTTTAGGGTTATTTACAAGTGATGAAACAAAATCTTTAGTGCCAGGTGGAGTGAGTAGTTTGACAACTTTATATGTGAGTGGTGATTTAATTGTAGACACAAATACTTTGTATGTAGATTCTACAAATAATAGAGTAGGGATAGGTACAACAAGCCCAGCAAACAAATTAACAATTTCAAATAATGGAAATGCAGCAGTAGCGTTTAGAATTAACGATACAAATGCAAATGCAAGTTTCTTATCATTTAACGCATCAAATACTGATGCTGCACTTATAGCTGGTGGCACATCTGCAATTCCTTTTGATATTTATACAGGTGGAGTTGCAAGAATGAGTATCACAAGCAGTGGCAATGTTGGAATTTCAACAAGTAGCATTCCAAATAATTTAGGGGTTGCTTTACAATTAGGGCCAACAGTAAATCTAATGAGTTTTGTTGGGAATGCATATTTTTTAAATAACTGGTATTATGATTCAAGTGGCAATGCAAAATATATAACATCAAGTTTTGCAAGTGGTATAACACAAAACGGAAGCGGTGAAATTAGATTTTTTACAATGCCAAGCGGTACAGCAAATAATTCTTTTACACCTACAGAAAGGTTAATGATTACAAATGGGGGTAATGTATTAATTGGAACTACATCAAGCAATAATCATAAATTAGAAATTGTTGGAGGCTCAACAAGTGGATTGAGAATAGATGTCAATAGTGGAACAAGTGGAATTGCTATGTCGCCTGGTGCTGAATTTAATATTGATAAGCCTGGTGTTGGTGGTGGTGCTTTTAAGATTCAATCCAATGGTAATGTATTAGTAGGTACTACAAATGATGCTTTTTTTAATGGTAGTGAACCAGGCATTATGTTTTCTGGTGGTAACGGATTTATCGCAGCATCAAGAGCAAATAGCACATGTGCATTTTTTAATAGATATAGTTCTACTGGAGACATAGTACAAATAAGATATGCAGGTTCTAATGTTGGTAGCATATCTTATAATGGTTCACTTACTTTATATAATGCAACGTCTGATTATAGATTAAAAGAAGATTTAAAAGATTATAATGCTTTAGATATTATAAATCAATTAAAAACTTATAATTTTAAATGGAAAAAAGCAGGTATTAGAGATTATGGTATGATTGCTCACGAATTACAAGAAATATTACCTAATTATGTCAATGGAGAAAAAGATTCAATTGATGAAAATGGTATAATTATTCCTCAAGGTGTTGACTATTCTAAAATAGTGCCAATATTAGTAAAGGCTATTCAAGAATTAAATGCAAAAATAAAAAATTTAAAAAATAACTAATGACACAATACAAATGGGTGATCAGTGCAATGGACACAGCACCATCAGAGGATGGATTGACAGATGTAGTCAAAACAGTGCATTGGAGATACCAGGCACAGGATGCAGAATACTTTGCAGATGTGTATGGATCTATGTCATGTAATACACCATCACAAACTGATTTCACAGCCTATCCTGATTTGACAGAGGATCAGGTGATCAGCTGGCTAGAAGCAGGCAATGATGTAGATGCATTGAAAGCAAATCTAGATGCACAAATAGAAAATCAAAAGAATCCACCAATAGTGAATTTGCCATTGCCATGGGCTGAGTAAAAAACTAGAAAAAAACTATATATAAAAAACACGAAAGCATGAATTTAAAACTACACGAAATAGT